ACTTCAACATGAAACAGGAGCGCGGCCACCGGCCCTGCTACGAGTTCAACAAGGTCCGGCAGGCGTGCAAGCGCGTCATCAACGACATGCGGGCCAACCGTCCGCAGGCGAAGGTCCGCCCCGTCGAGGGCGGGGACAAGGACGTCGCCGAGATCAACGAGGGGCTGATCCGGAACATCTGGAACACCTCCGACGCCGAGACGATCCTCGACTACGCTGCAGAGTTTCAGGTCCCGGGCGGGATGGGCGCGTGGCGCGTCTCGACGAAGTACGCGGACGAGGAGACGTTCAATCAGGAGATCTGCGTCAAACCGATCCAGAACCCGTTCATGCTGTACTGTGACCCGGCCGCGCGCGACCTGATGCGCCGGGACGCCCGGGACTGGGTCTACACCGACCGGATCGCGAAGTACGAGTACGACAAGATGTACCCGAAGGCCGGCTACTCGGACTTTGAAGGCGCCGGTCACGAGTTCGATGACGAGGACTGGTTCGAGGACGACTCGATCCGGGTCGCCGAGTACTGGTACCGGAAGAGCGTCGAGAAGGAGATCGCCGAGGTGCAGCTCCCGACCGGTGAGGTCAGGCAGGGCGAGCTGGAGTCGCAGGACGCCCGAGCCGCCCTCGAGGCCGGCGCCACGATCCAGCGCCAGCGGTCGGTGATGGTCGACGAGATCTGGTCCGTGACGCTGAACGGCGCACGCCTCCTGAGCGAGCCGAAGCGGTTCCCGGGCCGGAACTTCCCGTTCATCATGGTGTACGGCGAGTACGCGGTGATCGACGGCCGCCCGCACTGGTGGGGCCTGACACGGTTCGCGAAGGACGCCCAGCGGTCCTACAACGTCGCCCGGACGGCGATCAGCGAGACGATCGCGCAGGCGCCGAAGAGCTTCTTCTGGGCGACAGTCAAGCAGGCAGACGGCCATACGAACCAGTGGTCGCAGGCCCACAAGAAGAATTACCCGTTCCTGCTGTACACCCCTGACTCGCAGGCCCCGGGCTCCCCGCAGCGCGTAGGAGGGGCTGACGTCCCGGTCGCGCTGATACAGGAGACCCAGCTCGCCTCCGACGAGATCAAGGCCGTGACGGGGATCTACGACGCCTCGATGGGCGCCCGGTCGAACGAATCCAGCGGCCGCGCCATCTACGCACGCCAGCAGCAGGGCGAGATCAGTACCTTCAACTTCGCGGACAACATGTCGAAGGGCGTCCAGCGGACCTACGAGATCATCCTCGGGATGCTCCCTGAGGTGTACGACACGAAGCGCGAGATCCGGATACTTGGGTCGGACGGCGCCGAGGCGTACAAGACGCTGAACGACGTCGTCCAGAACCCAGACACTGGCGAGATGGAACGCATCAACGACATCGCCGTCGGGAAGTACGACGTGACGGTCGATATCGGGCCGAACTTCCAGACGCTCCGTCAGGAGGCCGCGGAGGTGTACGGGGAGCTGATCAACCGTTACCCGGACCTGATGGGCGTCGCCGGGGACCTCATCTTCAAGTCGATGGACCTCCCGTACGCCGACGATATCGCCGATCGGTTCAAGTACCTGCTCCCGCCGCAGATCCAGCAGTCCCTGCAGGAGGACACCGAGATGCCGCCTGAGGTTCAGCAGGCGATGCAGATGGTCGAGCAGCGCGCCGCCCAGCTGCAGGAGCAGGGGAAGCTCGTGCAGGCCGCGATGGAAGAGCTGATGGAGGAGAAAGAGAAGGCCGGCGAGGACAAGCATCAGGCGGAGATTGCCCGGAAGGACGTCGATATCGCGATCGAGCGCCTGCGCCGGGAGGAGGCCGAGTTCGAGAAGACGATGGCCGAGGCCACCGCGAACGCTACCGCCGACGGCAACGACGTGGACGCGCTCCGGGAGGCCGTCGCATCCATCGACCTGACGCTCGCCAACTTCATGACGACCGTGGACCGGGCTCTGGCCGACGTCGCCTCGAACGGTGACCGTCAGCTGACCGGTAGCAAGATGCGGAACGAGAATGGTATGATGGTCGCCGACCTCGAGTTCAGTGACGGCTCGAGGAGGACCATCAACCTGCAGAAAGCAGAGGATGGATCGGTCAGGATGACCCCGGACAGCCCGGAAAGCTGATACCTCATCGCGAGGGTTGCATGAGCGAACAGAGCGACGCCGTACCGCAGGCGGAAAATGCGGATGCACTGGATGATACCTCCGGTCAGCTCGAGAACTTGAACGCGGCGGCGGATGCCTCCGGGGAACAGGACGACAGCGAAGCCGAAGGGTCCGAACCAGCGGACAAAGAGCAGGCGCCGGAAGGGTCAGGGAAACCGGACCCGAAGCTGGCGAAGATGGCGTACGAGAATCGAGAACTCAAGCGTCAGCTCGCGGAGATCGAAGCGAATCAGCGGAAGGGTGAGATCGATTCACTCGAGGCTGAGCTGGATAGTCCGAAGACGGTCGAAGACTTTGCCGGCGATCAGAAGGCGTATGCCAAGTACCTGATCGGGCTGGGTCAGAAGGCAGACAAACTGCAGCAGCTGACGGAGGCCGCACAGGCCGCCGAGCAGCAGAACCTGCAGGCAGACGCCCCGCCCGGATTCGACTACGCAGCCACGGAGGAGACGTTCGCCGTACAGGCAGACGACTACTACGAGGTCGCATACGACCCGACGCTACCCGTGTCTCAGACGATGGCGCAGGCTATCCGAGGCATGGAACAGGGCCCTGAGGTGTTGTACTTCCTCGGCAAGAACCCTGAACGCGCTGGCCGTATCAGTAAGCTGCCGGACTTCGCACAAGCTGGTGCACTGAGAGCCCTCGCCCAGACCCTCCCGGGTCACAAGGCGAAGGCCGATACCTCTGACGCCTCTTCCAAGGCGCCGCCCCCTGCCGACGAGCTGAAGACGTCCGCGTCTCCGAACAGTGGCCTCCGTGCCGTATCTGCCTCGGACCCGAAGAGCGACGAACTCAGCGACGAGGAGTGGGCCCGACGACGTAACAAGGAACTTGCAAAACGACGTCAGAGGTAATTCGAGATGGCTAACAGCATTCTCACGCCCCAGATGATCACGCGTGAGGCCGCTCGCATCCTGCATCAGAAGCTCAACTTCTGCGGCAACGTGAATAAGCAGTACGACAACCGGTTCGCCCAGACGGGCGCCAAGATCGGTACGTCGCTGGATATTCGCATGCCCGCGAAGTACGAGGTCCGCACAGGTGCGACGCTCTCCGCCGAAGATCATGTAGAACGCTCGACCCCGCTGGTTGTTGCCAGTCAGTACGGTGTCGACGTCAACTTCAGCTCCGTCGAACTCACGATGGAACTGGACGACTTTTCCGAACGTGTCCTCTCCCCGGCACTGTCGCAGCTCGCTGCGCGCGTCGAAGGTGATGCGATGACGGTCGCGAAGAATCGGACCTTCAACTACACGAACGCCACGACCGACGGCCTCATGAACTACAAGCGGTTCCGTCAGAACGGCTCGAACCTCACGCGAGAGCTGGCACCGACGGACATGCGGTACGCCGTCCTGAACCCCGACTCTATCGTCGAGTTCGGTGACGCGGTCAAGGGTCTGTTTCAGGACTCTGGCGAGATCAGCAAGCAGTACCGTGAGGGCATGATGGGCCGCACGGGTGGTTTCGAGGTTTACGAGAACACCCTGACCCCGCAGCACACCACGGGCACGCTCGCTGGCTCTCCGGTCACGAACGGCACGGCGCTCGGCTCGTCTACCACGAGCAACGCATGGGTCTCGCAGACCGCGCTCCAGATCGACGGCGCGACCTCGGGCACCACGCTCAAGGCCGGCGACATCATCACGCTCTCGGGTGTGTATGAGGCGCATCCGGAGCTGCGTACGAACACGGGTCGACTCCGTCGGTTCGTGGTCCAGTCGGACGTCACCCTGACGACCGCAGCGACCTCGTACGAGGTAACGGTCAAGCCGGGTCTCATCTACGGCAGCGGCAACGCGTTCCAGAACTGCGTCCTGAGCGGCGTCACCGACACGGACGGCCTGACGGTCAGCCTGATCGGTCCGGTGGGCAGCCAGTTCCAGAACGACATGTTCTTCCACAAGGACGCGTTCGTCATGGCTACCGCGGACCTCGAGGACGTCTCGCGCTACGGCGCATGGGGCGCACGAGCGGTTCAGGACGGCCTGTCTGTCCGCCTCGCACGTCAGTACGACATCACGAACGACAAGTTCCCGTGCCGTATCGACATCCTGTGGGGCTTCGAGACGCTGTACCCCGAGCTGGCCTCGCGCCACATGTACGAGACCGATCTGGTCTAACCCGACTCGCTACCGGGACGGAAGAGGGCTGCCTTCGGGTGGCCCTTTTCTTTTGGGGGCTCTGTTATGATCGTCCGGTCAACAACCGGAGGCAGATCATGACGAAGACCATCAAGAACACGCCGAACATAGACAACGCAGTCGACCGCAACGTGAAGGGGCTCCCCGAGGCGCTCCTCGAGAAGTGCCTGACCCAGCAGGCGAAGGTCGAGATGCAGAAGGAACGCGCCCGGCACCGTCGCCGGCTGAAGGCGATCCTGACCGCAGACTGGGAAGGTGTCGAGGTAGGAGACGAGGTAGAGCTGTGAGCGAACAACCGCAGGACAATTTCGAGGACCGGGTCAACAAGACGGACCTGCTCCGCGTGCATATCGCCACGCCGGCATACGACGGGAAGGTAGACACCGACTACGCCGCGAGCATGCTGATGGCCGGGCAGGTGGCGACGACGTCGCTGGTCGAGGTCTCGTGCTCCGTGATGGGCAACGGGGCATTCATCGAGATGGCCCGGAACGTCTTCGTGCACCGGTTCCTGAACGACCCGGCGCTGGATGACTTCACGCACCTCCTGTTCATCGACGCCGACCTCAAGTTCGAGGGCCGAGCCGTCGCCGGGCTGGTCCGGTCCGGGCTCCCGGTCACCGCGGGCGTTTACCGTCGCCGGCAGGAGCCTGAGGATTACCCGGTGAAGTGGACACCGCTCCCGGGGAGTGAGGACAAGCTCTGGATGAATGGCGGGTGGCTCCGCTGCGAGCGCGTCCCGACCGGGTTCCTGTGCATCGAGCGGAGCGTCCTCGAGGAGATGTCGAAGCGCGTGAAGAAGGTCAAGCTGCCGGAGGTCGACGGGCCCGTGCCGTGGATGTTCGCGACAGACTTCGACGATCAGGGCCGGTTCATGGGCGAGGACTTCTACTGGTGCGACCGGTACATGGAGCTGTACCACGAGGGCGTCTTCGATCAGCCGATCTGGGTCTGGCCCGACTTCGATTTCATTCACGGCGGGTACGAGTGCAACTACCTGCAGTACCTCTCGGCGAAGGTCGAAGAGGAGGCCCAGAAGACCGGCAGGCGCCGGAAGGGGAAGAAGCGGTGAGGCCATCAGTCCTGATCCTCGGCGCCGGCGGGCGGACCGACAAACGGATCGCGTTCAAGGGGAACGACGATCTAGGCCCCGGGTCCCCGGACATACACTTCGGGAACTACGACGTCACGACGCTCGAC